GGCTCCCGCCACGAAGCCTGCGCGGTTGGTGCCCGCCGCCAGGGTTGGCGTGTTGGTGGCGATGCTCACCGGCTGCGTGCCCAGCGTGCCGCCCATCACTTGCACCGGCAAAGCGTGCGACGCGGCCGGGTCCGAACTGCTGATGCGCACCTTGTTGCGCGGCTGGTCTTCCACCGACAGGAAACCAACCGTCAGCGTAGTGGTGCTGGCCGGCGCAGTGCTGCCGTTTTGAACGACCAGCAGGAAATAGAACGGTACGCCCTCGTCGGGGATGTTCTCCACGCGGCTGCCGCGCGGGGACCACTGGTACCCGGTGTTGCTAGTCACCAGCGCATCTGAATAGCCCAAAGTGAGCACATCAAACGCGAACTGCCCCACGTGGCCGGGGCTCGCCGTGGTGTTGATGGCGGCCGCGGTGGCGCCGCTCTGCCAACCGCGCCGCTGGGCGTCAATGTTCACCGCCGTGGCCGTGGTACCGCTGTATTCCGCGGCCATCCAGTTGTGCCCGTACACCGTGAGCGTGCCGCCCCCGCTGGCGGGCCAACCAGCCACGGTGAATGTCACGTCGTTGCCCGACGTGCTGGCGATGACGTACCGGCCCGGAATGCCCACGCTGGACAAGGCGGACAGCCGCAGGGACTTGCCGACATCGGCCGCGGTGAACACGCCCCCGGGAATCGTGACCGTTACCGACGTGGCACTGTTGATCGCGTAGGCGAGCGCGTCGCCGATCAGGTCGGCCAACTCAAACCTGAAGGTCTGGTTGACGATGCGCTGCGACAGGATCGCTTTGTAGCGAGCCAACAGAGCACCGCGGAACTGCAGCTTGCTACGGATGACGGTTTCGCTGTTGACCGTGGTACCCGCGGTGATGACCAGGTTACCGCCGGACTGGCTGACCGCCATGCCCGAACCGGTCTTGAGCAAGTCCAGTTCTTGGGCGGCCAAGCCCTGCAGACCCGAACCGACCTCGGCGAACCCGACGCGCCAAAAGAGCGGCGGCGCGGTGCGGACGACAATTCCCGCTGTAGCCTCCGTAGGGTCGTCTGCAGAGGAAACCGGCATGGCGGCCAGCATGCTCGCCAGCAGCGCCCGCGCGGCATCCAATGTGGTCTGCGTCGCGGGGTCGGCAGGCAGGTTGCCGACGTTGATCGTTTCCAACGCCGCGAGGGACGCGCCGTCCAGCGCCACCGTACCGCCCTCCTGCAACGGCGAGCCCAGGGCCGAGATGATGGCGGCCTGGCCCGCGGCAGTGGCTGCACCGGTGGGCAGAACTGACGACTGGACGTTCGTGGGGATCGGACTGCCGGTGTCGTTCTTGACCTCGACCTCGCCGGACAGCGTCAGACTCGCGCCGCCGACGTCAACCGGGACCTTGCCGCCGACCAGTGCAGGTAGTTTGTTGTCCAGGCCGACGATCTTGTCGAAGATCCCACGAAGCCAACCCAACAAGCCGTTTGCGCCGGCGGCCGGGGTCGGAGGCGATGTACCTGCCGTGCCTGCAATGGTGGTCAGCGTGGCATCGGTAGCCACGCCCTGCATCGTGACGGGCAGCGAGCCGTCCGCCCCCGGCGCGATCGCGTCGCCCGTGGCCGGGTTGATGATCGCGACGGCCTGGATCTCGACGGTGTCCGAGCCGTCTACACGCTGGAACGTGTCGATCTTGCGTTCGACGTCCGATGCGTCTTTGATGCCGACATTGCTCATGTTTTGGCGGTCGCGAGGGCTTTCGCCATCGCGGCTTTCAGTCGGCGGTCGAACGACCGGGAGATGACGCGCTGCGCAACGCCGAACCAGTCCAGGTTCTGGCGCACGCGGTGCGCGTCGGTAAATTTGATGAGCAACTTCAGCTTGCCACTGGTGTTGATGCCCTTGCGGGTCCGGCCCAGCTTCAGCTTCCCATGCTTGTCGACACGCGCGATCGGGATCGTCTTCGTGCCTTCTTCGTTGGACCGCTGCCAAACGCCCGACACTGGGCCGATCTTGGTCTGCACGGTGCCCACGAACACGTCCGAGCGGCCGCGCATGCGCGACATGAACGTCCGGGGCAAGTTGCCGTACTGGTCGAGATCCTTCTTGGCGTCGATCGGCTTCAGCAGCGCCCGGCTGTTCAGCACGTTCAGGCCGCCGAACTCGTACGGTTCGAGGTACCGCGCCGTGATGTCCATCATCACGACCTGCGAGTACAGCCGATCCTTGCGGGCCTTCAGCACGCGTAGCGCGTTCTGCGTGAACGGGCGCGGCCGATCAAGCCGGTCGACCTCGTTCTTCTTTTCGGCGTTCGAGACGTGAACCGCAGTGGCGTTCAGCGCGGTGGCGACCGCAAACGGGATCTGCTTGTTCGCGACCGCGTTGATCTTGGCTTGGAACGCCTTGACGTTGGTGCGAACGCTGATGTCCATGCTTCGACCTCACGCCAGGCGGGACACGAGCGACCCCCGTTTGTCGGGCGGGGGCGGCGCCGGCGCGCGGGGCGCCAGCGTGTCGTCCTCGGCCGTCGGTTCCTCGACCTGTTCTTCCACGGGCGGGGCGGCCCGCAGCGATTCGACGCGACGATTCAACTGCAGCCCGAAGTGCACCAGGCCGCAGAGTGCCGCGTAGGCATAGAACCGGGCGTCGCTCGCCTCGTTGGCCTTGCCCGCGGGGGTCTCCCACACGCGGAACGACCGGCTGCCGACTGTCTTCGTGACCAGGCGGTCGGCGATCAGTTGCTCGAAGTACCCGACGTCCCGGTCCACCGGGAAGTGCATGTACCCCGGGCATGGCTTGCCGACAGGCGGCGCGTCCAACAGCAGGCGCCCCCGGACCGTGTCGCGGCCAGCGTTGCCGCCGATGACGATCGGCCGGTACGTGGCCTTGGTCTTCCGGTTCGGCCGCTTCGTTGGCCACACGGGGTTCCGCGCGCCGTTGGACTCGGACGCGCCTTTGATGGCCCAGATGCGGCGCGCGATCCGCGCCTTGCAGAAGTCATACGCCGCCTGGGTGTGGTGGCCGCCCGAATCGATGCAGGCGCCCAGCATTTCGAGCCCGCGCTTGTCGGCGCGCACCCATATCCGTTTGAGGTACGCGTCGACCGCGGCCTGCGTGTTCGGGTCGCTGAACTCGCCTTCGATCACGTGGTAATCGATGGACCAGGACTCCTCGTCCATGCCCCATCCGACGGTCTCGATCTCGACCCGGTAGTCTTGAATGTCCAGGCCGGCGGTGATCACGCCAACCTGATCGGGCACCCGGGCCGGGTAGACCTCGCGGCGGGCCAGCAGTGCGTCCAGCGCCAGCGTCTTCGACACGTGCGGGCGGTGCGGAAGACCCATCTGGGTGTTCCACCACGCCTGCTCCATGTCTGGGTTGCCCTTGGCGGCCAACCACTTGCGCGCGATGTCCGCCGGGCGGTCCTTCTGCCACGGGCTGAACAGCTTCGATGCCTGAAACCCGGCGTGCGTGTTCTCGACCGGCCAGGTGCCGCAGTCCGGGCAGCGAGCTCGGTAGACCGCGTACCGGCCGTCGCGGGGGTCTTCCCACCAATCCCACACGTCCTCGACCGATCGGGTCGAGTGCGAGACGTGCCAGGCGGCCTTGTACTGGTCCAGCGGCACCCTGCGCTGCCCGCAGCAGAGATACGGGCGGGTCTGGTGCCAGCGCGTGGTGCGCAGCGCCTTCAGGCGGTCGCCTTCGGACCACGCAGCGCCGCACGCCTCGCAGTAGATCGCGGCCTGCTTGTGCTGGTGCACGCCGTCTGCGTTCTTCGGCCACTGCACGTGATCGAAGAACGACAGGAACTGCCGATGGTTGCAGTGCGGGCAGGCGGCCGACGCGCGGCGCATGTCCGAATCCTGGTAGCTCGCGTCGATCCGGCTCTCATCGAGCACGGTGGGCGAGCACGCGCGGATCGACAACCAGTTGACGCCGAACGTTGCGGTCCGTTCCTCGGCCAGAGCGATCGGGTCGCCTTCACGAGTGACCGGGTACTTGTCTACCTCGTCGGACAGAAGCACCCGAATGGGCCGGCGGGCCAGGTTGTCCGGGCTGCCGGCGCTGGCCATGGCCAGAAAACCGCCCGGAAACGCCTTGTAGCGCAGCGTTTCGTCGCTGGTGCGGGTCTTTCCGGTCGCGATCAGGCCCTTCAGGACCGGCGTCACCCGGATCATCGGAGAGATCCGTTCCTTCGAGAATTGCTCCACCGCCTCGTCTTTGGGCTGCAAAAGCAGCATCGGACAGGGGTCGGTGTGGGCGAAATACCCGAATGCGTTCTCCAAGAGCGCGGTCTTGAGCAACTGCGTGCAGCACATGACCGTGATCACGTGCGCGCCGGGCTCAGTGACAGCGAGCATCGGGCCGCGGGCGACCTCCACGGTCGTCGTTTCCCACTTGCCCTGCGTGCTACCCGCCTCCTGCGCCAGTTTCCGGTACCGGTCGGCCCAGGAGGGTACGCTCAGTCGCGGGGGAGGCGTCAGGCCGCGGCGCCAGGAGTGGCGCAGCGCGTCAGCTTGCGAAGTCGCCAACGGGTTCACCCAGCGAGTCGACTTGCTTGTGCACGTAGCCGGTCAGCACCAAGACCACGCGGTCTGCTTCCAGACCCAGATCGGCCGCGATCATCGGGCCGTACTTGGCCGAGAAGTTCAACCAGGCGTCGCGCACCGCGCGGGCTTCGCTGAACAGGATGGACTTGGCCGTATCGAGGTCGACCAAGTTGCCTGAGTCGCGCTCGTACTCCAACTTGCCCTTCAGCGCCAGGTAGTTTTCCTTGACGCGTCGCGCTTCTTCCGTTGAGAGCTCGGCGCCCAGTGCGCGAGCGAGGATCTCGGGGTCGGCATCCGCGCCCGGCGGAAGAAGCGCGCCCTCGACAGCGGAACCGCGGCCCGGAGGCGCCGGATGCACTGTAGGGGGCGGCAAAGGCACAGAAACTGTGCCGGGAGGAGACAACTGCGGGGCTGCCGCGGCCACCGGGAGGGGCGGCAACGGGGGCAATTTCGTCTTCGGACCCCGGGCGGCACGGCCGTCGGCAGGGTCTCGGTACTTGGCCACAAGGGCGTTTGACGCCTCAACGTCGACTTTCCGGCCAACAAGGACCAGCCAACCGCGTTTGCGCCACTCGTAGCCCGTCACGAGCGACACGCCGTGCAGTTTGGCGAAGTCGGTGACGTTCAGGAGCGTCTTGGGCGTCTCAAGTGCGCTCATTTCGAGGACGGCTCCGCCATCAACTCGAATTGCCCCGGAGGGGTTGCCGGCAGACCCGGCGCGCATTCTCGGGAGACGCCGCAGCCTGTCCCGAGTGCCCGCAGCGTAGCACGATCAGCCATCGGCGCGCAACTTCCGACCCATGGCAGCCGCGGCGAGCGCCATTTCGCGCTGGATGTCGCCCCGCAGCAGGAACGCAAACCAGCGCGCCCGCTCGTTGCCGCCGACCTGTTCACGGCGGTTGCCGGTACCGCCGCACACCGAACACTGCTTTGTGGCCGCGCCGCCCTCGTAGGCTTCGACCAGGCCCGAGCCGTCGCACTTGTGGCACACCGGATCCAGCCACACGTCGATCACGCGGCCCGCCAGGCGCAGAACGACGTCGTTGGGCACCATGAACCGGTTCTTTGTGGCCAGCACCAGGGCGTACGCCCCGATCCGGGTCTTGGCGTCGTGCAGGGTCTTCAGACGGGTCAGGACCAGACACCGGGCGGTCAGGATCTCTTGCTCGGTGCGCCGGCGCAGCGCCTGCGCCCGGTCGGCCGACTCAAGGGCGCTCCACGCCAACTCCGACCGTTTTTCAGGCGTCGACGCCTTCTCGGCGAGTTTGGTGGCGGTACCGGCGTCGCGTTCCAGGCGCTGGGCCTTGGAGATCGTCTCGCGGGCAATCTCGCCAGCGCGTTCGAGTTCGCCACGGACCATGTCGTACTCGGATTGCAGGCGCATGAGGGTGGCACCCACGGGGTATTGCTGCAGCCCGGCAGCCAAGATCACAGAGGTCATCCCGACGCCGTCAGCGACCGCGCTGCTGTACCGCTCGGCGATGGTCGGCCGGTCTTCAATTGCGGGCATGGCCCCTCCTGGTGCTGCGTTAAAACGTAGTCGCGGGCCGAGCGTAGCAGACTTTTAGCCAAACTTAAAACTCATAGCTGGGTGAAAGTCACGGTGCGCAACTGCC